AGGATGGCGTGGCCGACAGTAAAGGGCACCATGCGAAGCCCGATCACCATCGGACAGGCCTTAGCTGTTGCACTTAGGATGGCGGCCAGGCTGCTCACACGTTAAGGGCGACAGCGGCGCCGGTGGTCAAGTTTTTGAATTTCTTCACGGTGATTGAGACCATGGCCTTGCCACTCTGGGTCATCTTCACCGAGCCACCGCCGGCATATATAAACCGGCCGGTGTTTAGGATGTTGGCTGTGCCCATCATTGAAATGATTGGGGCGCCAGTAATCTCGACGGTTCCGTTAACCGGAGCCAATGAACAGAAGGCTAGTGCGGCAGTTGCATCGACTCCAGATGGGATCAGGTTTAGGTTCAGAGTCACCCGCTCGTTGTAACCGATGTGGCCAACCACCTCTCCGCCGCTGTTGCGAACCTCCTCGGTGTCGGCTTCGTGAGTAAGGTCATAACTCTCAATCGAAGCTAGGGCGGTGAAAACTGCGGTTGTGTTGTTGACGCCATACATGGTCACCGAAGCCGGTGAACCAAATTGGTATGCGAGTCCTTGTGAATTAGCCATAGGTGTCTGGGGTTAGATAGTTGCGCTGCAGTAGAGGGTGAAGGTCCTGGTAAACGTCCTGGACCGATTAGAGATTGAGGAAGCCCCAAAGTCCAGAGGGGCGGCAAATTGCGCCGTAAATGGGCCGCTGGCGTCGTTTGCTGCGGCATTCAAGGCCGATGCCCCGGCGTCGTCGAACAGTGGCAGGATCCGATTGTCGAGCACCTGGACGGCGGTCAGCATTGCGGCCTCGTCGGTGTCGTCGGCCGATAGCTGGAGTTCGACAGCAATCTCGACCTCACAGGTCAGATCGGTGCGTTGGACAGGCCGGGCCGAGTTGGTCGATACCACCAGCCTCGGGAAGTTGGGCATGACGTCCTCAAGGTCCGGGTCGTCGTAAAGACCGCGGCTGTAGGACGTCAGGCAGGTAGGCGTGCCGGATCCGGAAGCCGACCAGTCGGCGGCTGCCAGGTAGTCTGCCACGGCCTTCTCTGCTCTGAGTGCGACGGCGTTCATTTGATGTCGATCCCGTTGTCCTCCAGCACCTTGCCGTTGGCAAGCATGGCCTCGGTCATGTGGCTGGTCAGCTCGACCAGCTCGTCGTCCATGGCCTTCTGCATTGCAGTGTTGTAGATGGTAGAAACTCGGTTGTATTGGTTATCGGCTACGCCGGCAGTCATGACCACCGAGGCCGTCGGGTTGAAGCCCGGGACTGCCTGGATGCCTCGGGCCTTGGTACCCTTGTGCACGGCCACGTTCTCCTCCGGCAGGCCGTACTGGTTGGCAAGGGCCACCAGGGCGGCGTTTGTCTTCTTGGGCGCCTTGTAGCCTGCAGGCTTCGACAGTGGCTTCCATTTCGGGCTTTGGAACTGGGTGAAGCCCCGGTTGTAAATCCGGATCACCTTGACCACGCCGGAGCGAAGGTATCCCACCGAGCCGATGGCTTTACGCATCAAGGCCGAGGCGGCTGCCTTCATCTCCTCACCGTAGAGACCTCGGCGGCCTGCCTTGGCTTCCTTGGATTGGGCGATCAGGTGCACCCGTCGAAGCAGGCGGGATTTGCCGATGCGCTTTCCGGTTTTCTTACTCTTCCGGTTCACGTCGCCGAGTGGCTTGCCTAGGTAGTCGGCAATGCGGCGCCGTTCCTGCCCCGGGCTCTTAGGCGGCATCAGGACGAACAGCCGAACCATCAGGAAGAAAAACCGCGCGTTAATGGCCTTGTGAAGATCGCGGCTGGTCGAAAGCAGGTAGGCCTTCATTGCCGCATCGAAGCGGCTCGAATCCACCGTCATGTTGACGACAGGCCTCACCGGGTTTTGGCTCCTAGTTCTAGGCTGTAGTAGGCGCCCGAGGCATCCACACGACAGGACAGGATCCGGAGGGTCCGGCCTTGATAGACCAGAGTCCTACCGACCACCGGCCTCGGCTTGCAGAATGTTAGGGCGATGCGGTCGCTGTTCTCCTGGAGAATAAACAGGCCGTCCTCCTTTAGCAGCCGGGAGAACGTCGTCCCCTGGTCGAGCGTGTAGAGCGTGCTGTCCATTGAGACCAGTGTGCTGTCGCAGGTCTTCCAGTCGGAGAACATGACCAGGATCCGGGAGGTCGCGTTGTCCTGGAACCCACCGGAGATCGGAGTGTTAGCATCGGTGACCGCAGCCGGGATGCACCGGATCGATGTCCCCTCCCAGATAAACATGGGCGCCCCCAGCATCTGCTGGAGCACCGCCATGCCCTGCTGGAGACTGGATCCGATGGTGGTCATCAGGTGGTGAAATATGTACCGGAGACTATCAGTCGGCTGGTGGCCTGGAGATGAGCGGCCAAACTAGTGGCAGCACCTGTCTCGAAATGCGACAGCTCTAAGTAGCTGGTGCCGGCGATTAGCCGAGCGATAATTGAGGTCTTAGCCTGGTTGGTGCCGTTGGTCAGCCATACCGCGGCGGCGGCCTCGTAGGTGATGGCGTCAGGTAGCGACAGCCGGAGATTGCCTGTGGCGGATCCGGTCACCGAGTTGATGGTGATGTCCGCGGTGAATGTGGTCACACATCCGATGGTGGTGTGCCGCGCGGTGTTGGTAGCGATGCTGAAGGTGCGGCCACCGCCTGAGTCGATAAGTGTCGGCACCCAAGTCGTCGGGGTCACCAACGGCAGTGCGGCATAGAGCTCGTCGAAATTGTCGTTAATCTTTTCACCGGCGCCGCGGAGGGTGTCCCCGGTGTTGTCGTTGGCGATGGTGCCGATGTTGATCGTTTGCTGAGCCATGATTTTATTCCTTAGAGAGAGCGTACCAACCTTCTGCGAGCGTTATGCGGTTCTTAGAGAGAACAGGAACACCGTCTGCACCTTTGATCCAGACTCGCGCCTTAACACTCTCAGCCAGGCGCACAGGCTCTCCGTGGGGTACATAGACCACACGGGTTGAGCAGCCACAGCTAGAGGCCAGACTTATCAACGCGATCCAGCAGCTTCTGTTTAAGCTCGGGGTCTGGTTTGGCATCTTCGGCTGTTGGTTCAGTTTTAGCCAGGCCGGTCAGCCATTTGAGAATAGCTGTCACGATCTGCTCGACCACGTTCATTCCGGCTTCTTGTCGGCATCCTTAGCCATGATCAGGCCAATGCCAGCGGTCACTGCTGCGATGGTCGAGGCGATGTCGATATTAGTGCTAGGATCACCGTCGAAAGCAGCCCGTAAGGCACCACCAATGGCAATCAGGATAGCACCAACACCGGCGAGAGTTGTTTTCGTGTTTTTCATTTGGATTTAAATAATCGATACGCGCCGTAGATGGCGCATGCTAAGCCAATCAGCGCGGTGATAAGCCGAACCCAGTCGGTGAGTGCTGGAATAAACGAAACAGCAGTAGCCCCTGCTGCTGCCGCTAGTGAGACTCCGGGGCTATTGCTGCTGTTCGTTGGTTCCATTACTCGGTGGGCTGGACAGTTTCAACCACCGGATTCGCCAGCTTGTAGGCCGCGACAATCGCCGGAGTCCACAGCGCGTTGGCAATATTCACAACCTCAGTCGGCTGACCTTCCAGCGAGTCGCCGGGGTTCAGCGTGTACTGAGCGGTAATCTCAGAACCGACAATCGTCCCGCTGTTGTCGTAATCAACGCCGGTCGTTACGAACAGCGAGTTGTTCTGATTTACCTGCACTGCGACGATATTGACTGGTACGATCATTGGATGATGGGGCTAGGGGTTTGGCTGGCAGCGTAGGCAGCGACAGCGGCAGGAGTCCAGACAGCGTTGGCAATCGCTACAACCTGTTCGGGCTGACCAGTAAGGTCGGAGCCGGGAATGAGGCAGTAGCGGCGGAAGGTGGAAGCCTTCACGGCTTCTCCATCGACGATCTGATCCGCAAGACGGACCTGAAGCGTCGTGTTGGGAAGAACCTCGCAGAGCGAGAAGATAGAGCGTTCGGTGAGCATAGGGTTAAACGTCGTAGGTAAAGGCAAAATAGGTACTGACAGATCCTGCTGCATACACACCAACAACGTTCACATAAATATCGGTTGCATCCACAAATCTCGGACTATAAGTAACGCCTGCTGGTGGTGCCGTTGCTGCGACCATTGCGCTACGCGATCCTGCCGTAAAAGGCAGTCCGCTAATGACAAGATTACCAGTGATGTTAGTTGTATTTGGAGTTATGGAAGCAAAAACTTGTCTTCCTATTTTTGTGTAACGTCCGGTAGTTAAATTCGTAAACGTGCCTCCGGTAATCGTCCCCGTCCAAGTCCCCTCCTCGTAATCATTCAGCAGCTCGGAGGTTCCGTTACTAGAAGTCGCTGAGAAGTCGATGCCGGTGCCGGATGTGCCGAGAATAACATTGCCGTTCGCAATGTTAAGTCCGGTGGCGTTCAGGGTCATCCCGAGCGTACTTGCCGCAGAGAATGACAGGTTATTTGCAGAGCCGAGATAAACACCATTCGCCGGAATGGTTGCGCCAGTGACATTCAAACCAGCCGCACCGAGTGCGCCGGTGATGGTGGCGGAGCCAGCGGTGACGAGTCCGGTGACGGTCAGCGCACCACTCGCGGTTGGCGAGGATGAGAGGATGTTGTTGGCACTAATACGTTTAGTGGTACCAGATGCGGCCATCGATGTATCCGAGACATCGACCACCAGAAACATATCGTTGACGGGATCGGCAGCCGTTAAGGCTGTTAGTGCTGTAATCTTTGAGTCTGCCATAGGTCAGTTAGATTGGATTGCGAGTTTAAAGAGGTCTTCCTGTTGCAGAAAACCAGCGTCTTCTCGCAACAGAGAATCGAAAGTGCCAAAGGTGATGACGATTTTTCCTGTGCCGTCTTCTTGCAGCACAAAGAACTCGTCCTCTTGCAGAACATCTCGACGCAGCACCGGCGCATCAGTGCCACCGGATTGACCGGCAACCAACCGATTGAGTGCTATGCCGAGTGAAATCATTAAGCGCGAGCGTTAAACGCTACCACGGAGCCGCTTGAAATCTGGAATCCGGTAATGTTGCCCACCAGCGGGAATCCAGCCGGAATCGTCTTGGAGGTCCAAGTGCCGGAGATGCCGAGTCCAGTGATGGAAGTGAAAACGGTGGGTTCAGTGGGAATCAAACCAGACCACGCACCAGATTGTGCGGCAGTGCTGGTAACCAACGAGAAACCTTCTCGTCCCATTGAATACTCGGTTGCGATGTCAGCTTGAACGGCCATAAATTGTGTTTCGGTTAAAGGGGAGGCTGTCAGCGTATCCAACAGCCTCCCCAGTTTTGGTTATTAACCTTTGCGGATCTTCGGTGCAATACTGCCCTGTATCCACAGGATCAGCTTCGAGCCCTCTGAAATCTTCGCGGTGTTGAAGTCGACGCGCTGGGCGGCTGCATCGACTTCGGGACCGGCGACAATCTTGGATTTGCCTGCCTTGTCCACCGAGATGGTTGTGGCGATTCTCATGGGTAGCCTTAGGCGGTCACGAGGACTTCGGCCTGGGTCGTGTCCGCCGCCGCGGCACCGAACATGATGTCGTAGGACGCCATGTGAGCGCGGGAAGCGCGGCTGTACCAGACGGAGAGCAGGCAGCTCAGGCCGTTGGCGGTGGTCACGGCGCGTTGCTCGAGGAACTCACCGGCGATCATACCGACCGGAAGGCCGGAGGCGATGGCGATGGCATCAGGGCCGCAGACGAAGCCGGCGGTGTTAGCCTCGGCAGAGGTCCAGCGGTTGTTCTCGGCGATCACATCGAAGCCAAACCGGCCGTTGGCCAGTGACTCGAGGCGGCTGTCCGGGAAGGTATTGCTGGCGGCAGAGAACTGCAGGCGAGCGATGTGGCCACCGTCCAAGATCAAGTTCTTGCTGCGATAGTTCTTCGCCAGGGCGAGGATTGCAGGCAGATCTGAGGTGTCGAAGTTGGCTGCGGTGCCGATAACGGTCGCGGCGCCGTAGTTGCCCGAGACCATCAGGGCAGTCAGCACGTCGCTGATGCCATAGGCAAACAGGTCGGCAGAGCCGGCAGCCAGGTCGGACAGCATGAAGCCCTGGTTGAGCTCTTGCTGCGTCACGGTGAAGTTCTTTGAGATCTGGTTCACGGTGACCGCGGTGGCGGCCAGCGTCGAATCGTTGTTGGTTTCCCAGGAGGTCGGGTTGGTCTGGGCGGCGGTGCCGGTGGTGTACTTCTTCACCTGAACCGAGGCGCGGGGGCGGAGGTTGTCCAAGCCGACGTTGCGGCTGAACGCGGAGACCAGGGCCAAACGAGTGGCGGCCACGGTGATCACGGCGTCGGCGAGGTAGTCGACAACCAAGCCCGAGGCGAACGTATTGGCGTTCTGGGGGGCGTGGATGGCGCTCTGGCGCAACAGCTCGCTGTGGTTGGCGACCAAGAACTTGCGGCGGTCATTGCCGGCCTGAAAGCCCTTGTGCTTCTCCAGCAGTGCATTGCCGAGGTTCTCGACGCGAACCGGAGCGACGGGCTCCGGGGCAGGGGCGGCGGTGGGGGCCTTGGCGCTGATGGCAGCGGCAACAGCCTTGGCGACGATGGCGTCGATATCGAGGGCGGTCGGCGCACTCGGAGCGGCCGCCACCACGGTGTTTGTATCAGTCATGTTGTGTGGTGTCTGCTGTGATGTCGGCGCGGTTGTCGCGCCATCGGCGGCAGCGTTAGTGCTGCCGGTCGAAAGTGTATTGTCTACGGTGTCGCCCTCCTCGGTCTCCAGTTGGGCATAGAGCGCCTGGAACCAGTCACGGCCAGCGGCGCCGCCCCATAAGTTGGCAGCCACGTCGGCAGGGGTGTTGGCTTCTGCCTCGAGGAACCGCGCGTTGCGTCCCCACCAGGCGTTGGCTGTACGAACCTTGTCCTCAGTCGGGGCCTCACCGGCGACCAGAGCCTCGGCATCGAGCACAGTCTGCTTCTCCAAGCCGTCACCGGCAAGGCCCTCGGCGTACTGCTCGAGGCCGCGGCGAAGGTTGTTTTTGACGGTCTCCGGTGCGGTCTTGGTGACAGCCCGAGGATGCCAGCAGGCGGCGATAGACATCTGCTCGTCGGTGTGACGGTTGGCCAGGCCAAACTGGATGGCCTCGTCAGCCGTGAACCAGGTCTCGGCTTTCATTACTGCTCGGATGGACTCGATGCTGCGACCCGTTTTCTTGCGGTAGATCCCGGCCAGCACCTCGGCGTGTTGATCAAGAGCATCGGCCATCTTCCTCATGTCTTCGGAGCTGCCGGCCACCATGCCGGATGGGTCGTGAATCATGAACAGCGCGGCGTCGGCGATCTCGACGGTGTCGCCAGCCAGGGCGATGATGGAAGCAATGGAGGCAGCGATACCGACCACTCGAGTGGTCACCGGCGCCTGCCGGCCTCGAAGCATATTGTAGATAGCTAAGCCGTCCCAGACGTTACCGCCGGGGCTGTTGATCTCGACCACCAGGGGGCCGGGCCCGACGTCTTGCATGGCCTGGCTGAAAGCCTTGGCCGATACACCAGAACCGCCGAACCAGTCCTCGCCGATCTGGTCGAAAATCTGGAGCACCGCCGGCTCGTGGACCGAGGCGCGCGGCTGGTAGGAAAGCCAGTTGGTAACTTTAGTCATTCTGTTTTCTTGGCTCTGGTTTTCCGTTTCTTGGGCTCGAGTACTGCAACCACCTCTTGAATGGGCTCGGCCGGGATCGGCTCGGGCATATCTTCGGAAGGGGGCTCTTCGACAGCGGCCGCGGCAGGCTCCGGTGCGATAGGCTGCTTCTGGGCGGTCGATATCTCCGAGACATCAAGGCCGTACTTGACCGCCAGGTCTTGGATGTACCGGGCTTGTTGAGCCTTGGACTCCAGGGCGGATCGCCAGTCGATGCCTCGGGCGCCGTAGATCTCGTCGTAGGTTGTGATGCCTGCACCGAGCTCGTTTAGCTGGGCGGCAGAGTTGCGGCCGACATCGACATTGGGGGCCCGGGGCGCCTGGATGGCGACCTCGTACCAGTCGTCGGGGCTATCGCGGAGAGTCGGATCGGTACGAATGGCGTATTCCATCACATACTCCCAGATCCTACGGGCGGCCGAGGCCATCACCTGGTGCCGGCTGCGGAACCACACCGATGACATATCGAGTGAGCCACGGTAGACGGTGCCCTGCATGGATTCCGGAAACACCAGGACGTACGGGATGCCGACGCCGGCACAGACTTTCTCGGTCAGGCTGCGCCAGTACTCGCGCATATTCACGTTGGGTCGGTCAGCGGAAAACTGCTCGAACTCGTCGCCGGTCTTCATCACCTTGACCGATGCTCCGAAGATGTTTTCGTAGTAGTTCTGAGCGGTGCCTTGGCTGCCGGCCACACCGGAGCGAAGGCTGGTTGCCTGCACCTCACCGGAGCTGGTCTTGATCACCTGGGCCACACTGGAGGCCAGTTTACAGGATTCCATCTCCAGCTTCTGGAGGTCGTCTAGGTCGTGCAGGTCATTAATGACGCATGCCACGAACGGGAGGCCGCGGAGCTGGCCGGCACGCTGGGCCTCGTAGATGTGGACCACCGAGTCGGAAGATATCGACCGAATGTCGGTAAGCTGTCCCTGCTGCTGCTCCTGGCCGCAATAGAATGAGATGGCTCGACCCGTCTTGGGATCGAACCGGACGCCGTCAAACACATCTGGACTGGCCTCCTGACCAGCCGGAGTGGAGACTTGCTGCGGCTCAATGAGCTGCAATCGGGGCCGGCCGGTCTCGCCCTTGGTCAGAAGGATAAACGATTCGCCATCGTAGAACCATCCACGGGCGGCCAATGACATCAGGGTGCCGAAAGACTGCCGGGATCCGATATCGGGATAACGGCTCCAGGTGTCCCACCATTTCTTGGCTCTGAGGTTCCAGTCGGGATTCGAGCTGGCCGGCTGCACGCTGAAGTTGCTGCCGACGGTGTAATTCTCGAACAGGTCACCGAGGCGGTTCATCACCGCGTTGTTCTGCTCGAAGAATCGGCTCTTACGCACGATCTGCTGCCGGGTAGAGGCAGTGACATCGAATCTCACCGAGGTGTAGCTGGTGTCGAGGAACGACCGGCGGATGCTGTTGGACGCGCCCTCGTAACGGTCGACAGGTGCCGACCGGAACTTGTTTAGGATGGTGTCGAGGAAGCCCATTAGCTCATGCCTCGATAACTCGCCTCACGGCGGAAGTTGGAGAAGTCGCCGCCGAAACTGGTGGCTGCAATCAGGACCACGCCCACCATTTTGTTGTAGATCTGGGCGTCGGTGGGCGTTGTGATTCCGTCCTGCTCGAGGTAATCGACAGCCAGGTCGTAGTCATCGAGCAGGCTTTCCCACATCTCGACCATCTCGGACGGTGTGGGGGCGCCCTTGCCGGGCTCAGCAAACTCGACCGAGACATCGGAGGAAGATGTCGACCGGATCACTTGGCCGGATTCGATTACTGTGGCCGCGGCGATAGACTTAGCGGCCAGGGCAGCCAGGAGCGTCACACCGCCCAGTGTCGCGTAGACACTGCGGAGATAAGATCGCTTGATGGCTACCGTAAAAGTGAACACCTCGGGCCGGATCTTCACCCATCCGAGGCTGACTTCAATAGGTTAGCTGGCTATTGACTCGCTTGACGTAACTAGATCATTCCAGAGCATCACGATGGCGAGCTGCATTATTTCGCAGTCGTGCAGATGGTCGGGCCACTTTTGGTTCCGTTTTATCCAAACGTGTTTTATTCGTCCAGATCGGTTGGCCTGTGGGCGCAGGACGTGAGAGTCCAGGTGACGCCAGTAGAGATCGGGCTCGGCGATGTAGGTGCCTTCGGCCTGGACGCTGGGCGGATCCTGGTGGACGCCCCATTCCCGGTCGATGTCGCCCTTCCTTAGCCTGGAGAGCATATCGCGGAGGTGCTCGGTGTCGAACACCAGGAGGGGCTGCACCACGTCAGTTCTCATTGAGGAGGATGTCGACAGGCCGAACGGATGCACCGCCCCGGTGGCTGTCGTGAACCGGGCGCCGGTCTCTCGGCCTTTTAGCGGCATCCAGCCGATCACCATGGGCTTCCTGAGGCCGCCTTCCGGTGGGTAGCGGAGGCCGCACGGGAAGGTTATCGGGTTGGAGGTCACCGAGGAATAGGCGGCGCAGGCGTCGTACACCGTCTGAGTGTTGAAGCCTGAGTCGATGCCGACATCCATGTCATGGACATCGAGGGCCACCTGTACCCTTCGGAGGGCCGCGAAGTCATCGGCATGACCGGCAGCAATTAAGGTAGAGTTGCCGTCTTTCCACTCGCGGCACACCCACCAGAGGAACGGCGCCACGGCCTGGACGTCGGCGGTCAGATACCGGCGGCCACCGTCTACCGATACCGTCGTCGATGTTTCCGGGCGCTCCTGCTGCACATCCTGCTGCTCCCAGGGCTCGGCCAGGTTGCCGTTAATGAAGCCCTGGAGGCCGGCCATTGAGCTCTTGGCCTCGAGAAAGGCAACGGCCAGATGACCCCAGGTACACTTCCGGTCGGGGCTGTAGAGGCTGCTCAGGTGGTAGGATCGCACACCGGGCATGGCGTTGGGATTCTCCGGACGCCACTGGCCATGGCGTAGAGCTGCCACCTTGTGGGCATCGGTGATGTGGCCCTGGCAGAGCTGGCAGACGTAGTGCGCGGAGGCTCGTACCTTGGCTAGGTCGGGCTTACCGTCCTCGGCCCTGGCGTCGTCCCAGGTCACCTGGCGCCATTCGAGCTTGATCAGCTCCCGGCAGTGTGGGCAGGGCAGGTAGTACCGGCGCTGATCTCCACGGAGGAAGCGCTGCCAGATCCGGCCTTCGACCACGGTCGGCGTGCTGGTCATAAATGCCTTCGAGCTTGAGAAGCTCTTGAGGCGCTGTTCAGCCAGGTCGAGGGCATCGGCTTCCCGCGCGGTAGCCTCGGCGAACTTGTCGACCTCGTCGGCTATCAGCACCCGGACCGGGCGGCTGGCTAGGTTGGCCGGGCTGTTGGATCCTACAAAAGTCAGGGTCGACCTGGTGAAGTTCTGCTCGAGGTTGGTTATTTTATCAGCCTCTGCCGGGAAACACTCCAGCATGACCGGGCTGTCCTCGAGCATGGGAAGCCAGCGGCTCTTGCTAAATGACCGGGCCAGGCTCTCGGTGGGCATCAGCCAGAGGGCCGGGCTCGGCTCGTTGGCGATAAGCCAGGCCAGGCCGGCCATAAGTGTGGTCGTCTTCGATGTCTGCGATCCCCAGCACAGCGTCACCTCGTAGACCGAGGGGTCTTTCCAGCATTCCATGGGCTCCCGGGTGTACGGGCGCACCGAGGTTGAGAAGGGCCCGGGGTGCTCGGTCTGCCGTTGGGTCAGCTTCAGGCAGCCTTCGGCCCAGTCGACCACCGACTGCTGCGGTGTCGGCCGGTACAGGTTGCGGCGGTAGTCGAGTAGGCTGCGCTGGAGGTCGGTTAGGATTTCCATGGGTCGGTGTTGTGTAGTGTCTTGAGCGCCACCTCCTGCACCCATCGGTTGAGCTCCTTCTCGCAGTGCTCGGGATCGTGGGGGCTGATTCTGCCGGAGAGCTGTTTGGGCATGGACTTTAGTAGGGATGCCACCGAGCCATCGTGCTCCTGCATCACCCGGCGCACCCAGTCGCCGGAGACCAGGCGCCGTTCCTTCTCGGCCTGGGCGATCACCTCGTCCCGGGCGCTGGTGAGGTTCTTAGCGGCCGCGGCATGAATGGCCACCAGGCGGCCGGCGTCGGCACGGCCCTCCCGGAGGGCATCGACCGCCAGATCATAGGCTGCACGCTCGATCTGCCGCTGTCTCTCGTAGGCGCCCTGTGGCGAGTCGGTGGCGGCTGTTGCGGTGTCGATAGGGTTAGAGGCTTCTGTGGGCCTGTAGGGGCCGTCCTGTTTGATTGCGGTGGGGTCTGGTGTGAGCGGTAAATTCTTGGTGAAGTCGGATCGCCGCCGGACATTCTTCTGGCGCCAGGCGTCGGCTGCCTCAATCGAGTCCATGGGCATCCCCTTTTTGACCAGGTAGTTGACGTAGCCGTGCGTGATTCCGGCGTGATCGGCGTAGGCGCGCTGTGTCATGGCTTCAAGGCGTTCAGGATTTCTGGAGGTAGCATCGAGTTGGGAACGGTGGCGGCGTATTGCAAGGCTCGGAAAACACCGTCACGCCTGCTGTCCTGCTGGTTTGGAACGCAATATCCGGCCAGTTGCTCCGGCAGTGTTCCGCGTTTCATCAGCCGGATAAACCATGCGACATTTGCCACGCCATATTGATCAACAAGAAATGAAATGTGATTCGGTTGCATTACTATTGTTTTTAGTGTTTGATCACACAGATTGATAGGGGTCTCGCGTTCACC